TTTTTGTTCTACATTGTGGAAAGAATCACTAGAAAATAGTGAAACGTTGATAAATCCTACAGATAGGATTTTGGAGCACGTTACTTCAGTAACAGAAATCCCTATGATGTCAAAAAGTGATCCATGGTTGGAGTTATGTAGACATGGAAAACCAAAAGATACACCAGATGGTCCAGAAGTTAAGTATATCGGTGATTATGCTAGATGTACGAAACCAGTTTCTAGAACAACGTTGGATCATTGGAATTTATCACCATTTCATGAGCAATTTGACGAGTTACTACAACCAGCCCCGTTAAACCCAAATGATGATCGGATTGAAGTTGATTTACCCGTTAATAGACAAGGAAAACCTTCACTCTTAGCAGTATTAAATCATACTATCTCTGAGAGTTTACCTAATAATGACGATTTTTTGATGGATTTTTGCGCTAGAAATTTAGAGCAGGAATACAACAATATTTTAGATATTAGTAAAACTCCCAGTGATATGCAGGAATTATTACACATGGCTTTGAACGGAAAAGGTGGAGCAGAATATGTAACAGGTATGGAAGTCAACAAAGCAGCAGGATTACCATGGGCAACTTGGGGAGCACAACTCAAATCTGATATGATTGAAATTGATGGAGATGGTATAAGATCTTTCAAAAATGATAGATTCGGAAATGCGTTGAAAGGTCGATGTCAATACAAATTGAGACAAGCAAACAAATCAGTGAGAGTGGTATCTTTTAGTAATGCCAAGTTGAAAGATGCATCGGTAAAATTGGATTATGTAAAGATAGGACGAGGAAGATTGTATCATTGCATACCAGTTGAGAAAGTTATTGTTGATGCGGCATTATTTGGTCAATTCAAGGAAGCTTACACTAAAGCAGGATTAACTATTAATTCTGCTGTGGGGATAAATCCTCATAGTGTGGGTGTTCTTGGATTGGTTGAACATTTGCGGCAACATTCTAACTTTATTGACGCCGACTTTACAAATTTTGATCAACGGATTGCAAGGAATATTTTATTGCGTGTAGGAATGCTACAATGTAATATAATACAGAGTCAAAATCCTAATGATATCTGGGATGCTGCAAGAAGATGTATCATAGTGGAAGACGTAGATACGATTGTTGTCGAGTATCAAGATCTAACTTTAACCAATCGTGGTAATAAAAGTGGAGAATTCAAAACAACTATAAATAACAATATAGTTAGAGAATTATGTGATTATTACGCTTGGTGTAAGTTAGAACTTGGTGATGACGTTATATCTTTATCGAACATCGGAAAGTTAAACTTGAGTGATTTTAGAAGACAGAGAGCCTCAATAGGATTTGGAGATGATGAAGTTGAGGGTATTTCCAATGAGTTAATTGAAAAGTATGATTTCTTAACAAAGAAAACTATTCTCAATAGTATCGGAATGGTGGTAACACCAGGAAGTAAAACAAAATTGGAATTAAAATCAACACCATTTGAGGATCTATCTTTTCTGAAGAGAAAGTTTGTTTTCCAATATGGGATGTGGACAATGCCACTAGACAAAAGAAGTCTAGAGGCACCATTCGTGTGGACCAAGATTCAAGAACATGAACTTGGAATATGGTATGAATTAGT